CGCCGGTGTGGATCGCCCTGTTCGGTTGCTGCCCTGTTCGCCGTCCTTGGCGTTCGGCGTCGGCCACATGCGCCGCGTCCCGTTGTGTTTCATCTCGTAGCCCCGCACCTTCGCGAGCAGGTCCCCCCGGCCCCCCCGGCCCCCCCGGCCCCCCCGCTCGCCATCCGTCGTGCGCGGCGTGGGCCAGCGGCCCGTGGACGTGTCGGACATCGGCATAGCGCCGCACCTCCGGCCAGTGCTTGGCCAGGACCTTGGTACACCAAGCGTCAATCTCGACCTGCCACGTGATCTCGAAGCCGGCCCTCTGCAGGCCAAGATCGAAGCCGCCGATTCCCGAGAAGAGCGACCCCACGGTCAGCCGGCGCGTCACGCCTCGCCCTCCGGCGGGGGCAGCCGCACCACCAGCCGGTAGTCGGTCGTCCCGGCGCGCGTGGGGGCCAGGTGCCCCGGCACGACCTCGGCGCAGACCATCGCCTCGTCCAGGGTCGCCGGGGTCGTCAGGAGCTCGGTGACCACCACCAGCACGTCGTCGAGCGGCACGTCGTCCACCTCGGGGAAGCGCTCCCGCAGCAGGCGGTAGACCGCGCGGCCGAGCGTGAGATACGTGAAGAGGCCGCGCATCACTCACTCGCGCGGGGACGGCGTTCCCGTATCAGGCGCATGGGGATCTACCGCGCCGACCGCTGGAGCCGTCCCGTCGATCAGACTCCCGGCGAGGAGCATCTGCATCAGCCAGTCGAACAAGGGACCGTTCACCGTCCGGAGCAACACCACCGCCGTGATCACGTCGTGTTCGTCATACCGGCGCAGGTCATAGACGCGATGCCCAATCTCCCCCATGATCTCCAGCGCCGTCTTGCGTGTGCGCGGCATCTGGTCACCTCAGTCCGTGGCTGCGGTAGGGCGACCGTCGTCGTCAGGCTGTCTGTCCACGCGCGTGAATGCCGCCATGATTAGCTCGATCCGACCTTGACACTTCTCGCACCAGTGAGGCACGTCCGGACGTTGGCAGATGCATAGATCGCCGCCTAATTCTTCCCACAACGCTTCCGCACGTATACGGAGTGGATCGAGATGGTTGTCCAACGCCCTGCTCCCTCACGGCCACGCCGCGCTGTAGCGGCTGACGTGCCAGACACACCAGACCAGCACCCACCACGTGATCGCGGCCGCCAGCCACCAGCGCCCGTCCGTCACGACGGCCGATCCTGCGCGCGTGGGCGGTCGGTGCGGATGCCCGCAGGGGGATCTACCGCGCCGGCCGATGGTTGCGGTTCCAACATCTGCAGACTACTGACCCGCACCCGGTAGTGCCCGGCCGGGATCCGGACGCCGGCCAGTACGCCGGTCTGGATCCAGCGGCGCACCACCGCCGGGGACACGCCGAGCCGCACCGCCGCCTCGCGCACGCGCACCACGGCCGGCGGCAGGGGCGGACGCGGGAGCGGGGCATCGCGCACGGTCACGACTCCCGCCCCGCATCGGTCGCGCGGAAGTGGGCATCGAGCCACGCAGAAGAGACCGTGAGCGCCGGCCGGCGCCACGGATGGCGGCGCCGCCACCAGGGGAGCCACGGCCAGCGCCACCCCCGGCGCCACCCCCGGCGCACCGGGCAGGCGAGGAAGGCCCGCACCTGGACGCTGGTCATGCCGTCGCCACCCGCCGCGCCAGCGCCCGCCGCACGAGGTCGAAGGTCACTGCGCTGGTGAGCGCCTCGGGCACCACTTGGAGCACCAACCAGCCGCACAGTTGCGCCTCATTCAGTTTGGCGAGGTCGCCCAGATAGCCGCGGGCACGAACATGGCGACCAGCCGTCCACACGCCGCCATTGCATTCGAGCGCGACGCGGGCCTCGACCCAGCAAAAATCAAACCTCCATTTTCGTTCCGGGTGGAAGGCATATTCGGCGACCGGCTCCGGCAGGTCCTGCACCCGGCAAAGCAGCGGAAAGGCGAGGCCGGTGCGGGTCGCCGCTCGGTTAGTCATGGCAATAACACTCGGTCAGGCTCTCGTCGCGCGCCGTGAACAAATCCCCTTGGCTCGCCAGCGCCGCATAGCTTGGTGACCCGCGACGAAAGACGTCCCCCATCCGACGTTCCTGTTCAATCCACCAGACGGCGAGATCCGGTCGGTCGCGCATAATCTGTTGACGCTTCCGCGACCCTTTCAGAAAACACAGATCGCAATTCCCTTCAGACTGGCGCAGGTGTAAATCGAAGGACTGCGCTGCCCAGAACGCCATGACGTCCGCTTCCGTGATGCCGGCGTCGGCCAGCGGGAGCGCGATGTCCCATCGCTCGTGCCGACTCTCGGTCGCTTCGCGCAGGCGGGCCACACGGCGCGGCTCATCGGCGCGGATCCCCACGATGCTGGTCCAGTGGTCATACCCGCGTGCACGCATCCAGTCGCGCATCGGACGAATCTTCAACTCTTGCGTGCAGAACCGCTGCACCGGGTTGGGCAGGCAGGATCGATCCGTAATGAGTTGCGTAAACCCGCCGGGCCGTTCGACGTGGTGGATGATGACCTGCCACTGCTGCGCACACGCCTCGACAAACGCATAGGTTTCCGCGCGTTCCTTCCCCGTATCCGCAAAGACGACATGCACGTCCGGCTGCAGGCCCTCGTCCAGGATCCGGCGCAGCATGTAACCGGAGGTCCGGCCCCCGCTGAAGCTCACGAGCGCCGGGCCGTCAATGTGAAACGGCGTCATCGTCCACCTCGTCGGTCCAGGGGAACCCGTCGGGCTTGTCCCGCCGGTCCTCCGGCTGCGCGCAGACGCGGGCGTCGTGCTGCTTCGCATGCACCGCGCAATACGGCGAGGACTCGAGTGCCTCGGCCACGCAGCGCAGCAGGTGGCTGCCGTCCACCTCCAGCAGCTGTGCGCAGAGCCGTTTCCCGGTCACGGCGTCGCCTCCTCCGGCTCGCGTCCCGCCGGCAGCGCAACCAGCGGCGCCAGCGGCAGGCCGGTGTTGACGACCGCCTGCTGGTGACGGGTCCAGCAGCGGCAGCGCGTCAGCCGCTCGACCCCGGCCGCATCCACGACCGTGGCCCAGCCCGGTTGATGGTCCCGGCACCCCGCACACGGGTGCCAGACGAGCGCCGCGAGTGCGTGGAGTCGCAACGCTTCGCAGTCCGCCTTGAGCTCGGCGACGGTCGGCAGGAACGGCCGGGCGTCGGGCGCCTGCACCACCGCCTCGCGCACCAGGCGCAGCGGGAGGGCGGCGAGCTGGTGTTCGTAGACCAGGCCGGTCGCATCATCGAGCGGCTTGCGGTAGGCGGTGAAGAGATACGCGATCGCCGCCGTCAGGTCGGGGATGGCGTGCTCGAGCAGGGTCGGGGTCATGACTGCTGCCCCCGCCGCCGCGCGACGTAGGCGGCGTTGATGGCGCCCACGGTGGGGGCCGGTGGGCCGGCGTGGAGCGGGGCGCCGCGCCGATCGATGGCGCGGTTGAGCCAGCTCACGAGGAAGCGCGGCATGCCGCGGGCCGTCTTGCGCCGGTCGGGCTGCGCCTCGAGCCACGCCTTGGCGCGCCGGCATTCACTCGCCACGTCGAGGGACGGATACGCCTCGCGCCAACTCGCCAGATGCGCGTCGGTCAGTGCCCAGCGCGTCTCGGGACCCACGGTGGCGAAGTCGAGGACCGCTGGTGACGCCGGTGGCGAGCCGAGGTTCGGCTCGGCACCCACTACAGGTACAGCTCCAGCACGTTGCAGCACTTGTACAGCCGGTTCCGGATCCAGAGACGGAGACGGATCCGGAGACGGATCCGGAGACTGCGACTTGTTACCTGGGTTGTTACCGACGTTGTTACCTGAAGTGTTACCGGGCTTGTTACCGTGGTTGTTACCGGACTTGTGACCGCGGTGGCCGTGGTAGTAGTGCCGTTGCTTCCTGGCCCGCCGCTGCGATTCGGCCAGCACCGCCTCGAGGGTCGCGTTCCGCCAGCCTTCCGGGCTCGTGTAGAAGTGCGGGAGAATCTTGCTGCGCACCTGGGGCCAGACGCGCGGGTCCCCGCATGCCTTGGCGAGCACCTCCTCGTCGGCCGGGAGCGGCCCCCCGCGCAGCCAGCCCTCATCCAGCAGGTTCCGGTAGGCGCCCTGTTCCGTCAGGCTCATATCGGTATACGCCGTGCTCTTGCGCCACCGGTCGATCCACCACCACAGCGCGGTCAGCGACCGTCCCGCCATGTCGTGCCCTCCGCCGCCTCAGCCGCGCGCGGGATCGCTCTCCATCGCGCGCAGCAGATACTTCAACGACCGCATCAACTCCACGACCAGGTCCCGCGTGTCTTTCGCCTCACGCTTGCGCTGGTATGCCGGCGTCAGCTCCGCGCGCATGCGCGAGAGATGCACCCGTTCGCCCGATTCCAGGAACCCCAGCAGCACCGCCGCGTAGTCGGCATCGGCGAGCCGCACCGCCTCGAAACAGTGCCCGAGGAGGCCCGCCAGCATCGACAGCAGCACGCGGGCGCGCTCGGGGCCGATGACCGAGTCCCGCACCTCGGTCTGGATGTCCCGCACGCGCTCGCGCACCGTGACCACGTCACGCGCTCGCGCCGTGGCGCATCCTCATCGCCACAGTCACAGCCATCCTCGGCCTGCGCCGCGACCATCCGCCGCACGTTCGATGTAGGTCGCGAGCCGCTGTGTGTACGTGCGGTCGCGCGCCTCTTCCTCCGCGGTCACGTCGCGGATCTCGGTGATCTCGATGACGGCCTCCGGTCCACTCACCGCCCGAATGGCGGGATGCTGGAGCGTCACGTCGTCGCGCGTCTCGACCAGGACCGTGTTGCCATAGCGCGTCCAGGTCGGTGTGCGGAAGTCGAAGGTCACTTTCACCATGCCCGCCCTCTCAGGTGTTCACCGCGCGCGCCTTGGCCCGCTGCGCGGTTTTGTAGGCGGCAAACCAGAGCCGATGCCGCAGACACCGGGTAAACCGCCCCGACGGTCGATGACAATAGCGGCAGAGCCCGCGCGCCCGCCGCCGCTGCCACCGTTGCCGGTAGTAGGCCGCGCGTGGGTCACTCATTGCCACTCGAAATCCGTGGGGGCCACGCCGCGTCCCCGCCAGGCGCGCAGTTGGGCGAGTTGCTGGCCGATCCCCCCGTGGAGCGGATGCTCCACCCGCGGCCACACGGATCGCACGATGGCCACATACGCCTGCCCTCCCAACACCAACACCGTCCGCGCGCCCAGTAATTGCTGCGCCACCGCCTGCTGATAGAGGTCCGCGCTCGTCACCGCCCCTGGTTGTCCCAAGCGTTGGTCGTAGGGGGCCACCATCTCTTGCAACCGTAATAAGCCATGTCGCGCCGACACGATCCGCATCTGGTCATGCGGGAGATTGAGCGCGACTTGGCGGCAGGCTTGAAAATAGGCACCCGTATACAACTCCCCGGCCGGGACCGGACACGTCTGCTTCTTGGCACCGCACGCCAACAGGATCAAGTCCCAGCGGTCCCGCGCACTCACGACAACGACCATACGTCGGGAGCTCCCGCCCACACGGCCTCGTGCGCCGCCATCAGTTGGTTCAGGTTATGGGCCGCGCGGCCCATGTTGTGTTCATTGCTGCCATAGAGCCGGGTGTCAATCCCCAGGCCGCGCAGCTGATCACACGCCGCACACAGGCACACGGGCAGATGACTCACGTCCGTCCCTGGTCGCCCGGCCTGATGTTTGACCAGACGCCCCGCGCCGGCATGGACGTAGAAGGTCCCTGCGGTAAACGCCTGTTTGAAATGACTGGACCCGTCAAAGGATTGGATGCCCACGGCCTGCCACCAGGCGGCATATTTCGGCGAGGACAACCCGAGCACATGCAACCAGACCATCGGCACCGCCTGACGCAGGCTCTGCACGATGTCCCGAATCACCTTCGGTTGGGCCGCCCGCGCCGCGATGCCGCCAATGGCGAGCGCCTGATACCCGAGATCCACAAACTGGCGGGCCATGACGATGCGTTCGGGCACATCCCGCCCGTGGACCACGGCCATCGGACGGCAGGTCGGTGGCGCGGCCCGCAGAAACGTCTCTGCCGCGAGCAGGTTGTAGGCTTGCCGTTCCTCGGCATCGACGCCATCAATCAGCATGTGGTCCGGCGCAATCGCAAAGTCCCCGAGGCGGAGATACGGGGCATACGCCTGGACCGCCAGCTCGCTGTGTAACGGTTGGCGTTTCCAGACCGGAATCGGTTCGTGTTTGTAGGACCAGGCCCCGCAATCCAACATGCGGGGCCGGTCATCTGCAGGAAAGACGGTGGCGCCGACATACACCAACGAGGACAACCACCCATCCGGTTGGCGATCGAGAAACTCGTGAAAGGGACGTCGCGCTCCGTCCACCTTGATGTGATCCCGGTTGCCGAGCACGGCAAAAAAGCGCGGTGTCGTCTGAAGCATGACGGACATCTTACGTCTCACAAGTTCGTCAGGCTGCTAGGTCCACGTCCGATCCCTCGCGCTCCAAGTAACTCGTCAACCCCCGCTGCGTCACATACGCGACAAACCGCCGCACCAGGTCCCGCACGTCCGACAGGAGCGCGGGATAGGGATACACCGTCAGTTGTTCGATCCCCCGCAGCCCCACAATCTGGTCCTTCGGCTCCTCCAGCAGGAACGTGCGGTAGGTAATCGCCCCCGGCTGGAAGAGGGCCGCCTCGACCCGCCACTGACAGCTGTCGAGATACTTGTCCGCGTCGTAGCTGCCGGTGGTCGTCTTGTGTTCGTAGATATGACTCCCGACGATCTGATCGGCCCGCGCGACGATCGTGTGGCCGTCTATGAGCGTCATGCTCTTGACTTCAAACGTGCCGCGCGGGTCGATGAGCGAGAGCGGCTCGCGCATCGTGGCGTCGGGGAAGTGCAGGCCGTCGCACAAATACCCGAACGGGACGCGGAACTGCTCCGGCGCCTCCAGGACGCTGTGGAAGGCGGTGCCGAGCCGCATGGCCTCGGTCGGCACCACCTCCCGCTTGATGGTCTGGATAAGCGCGGCTTCCTCCATCCAGTCCTGTTCGACGTAGAGCCGGTACGCCTCGAGCGTCGTCGCGGAGATGCGGAGCGGCGTCACCAGACGATCTCCTCGGCCGTGACCGGGGCCGGCGCCGCGTTCACCTTCGGCACGGGCGCGACATACTGCTTGGCCACCTTGTCGAAGGTCAGTCCGAGCTTGTCAGCCGCCGCCTTGAACCCGGTGCGCAGTTGCGCCTTGACGATCTCGGGCGCGGCTTCCAGTTCCGTCCGCCCGCGCGTGAAGTCCTCTGCGGTGGTGTAGCCGGCGATGGCCCGGCGCCACGCCTCCACCGCCTCGGCCTGTTTCGCGCTGGCCTGGCTGATTTGCCCGAGCGCCGCGCGCCCCTGGTCGAGCAGGCCCGCCAGCACGGTCGTCGCCTTGTCGAGCGCCGGCACCACGACCGGCTTCCACTGCGCCGGGTTCTTGCCCACCCAGCGGTCGGTCGGGGAGAAATCCAGGACGCGCTGCTTGCCGACCATCGCGTAGTAGCCGACGAAGTCCGCGCTCTTCAGCACCTCGCCGTAGCTCGCCCCGATGATGTCGGGCCGCATGACCGTGAGGTCGCCGTCCTTCTCTTCGCGGTGATGCGCGAGCAGCACGACGTCGGTGCCCCAGGTCCGGAGCTGCGTCAGCCAGAGCCGGAAGCGCGTCTTCAAGACCCCGAAGCCCTGCAGGGTCAGCGCGCCGTCGCGGGCGTATTTCGGGTTGGCCTCGATGATGTCGGCCGCCAGCAGGTCGAGCAGGCGCCCGACGGTATCGACCACCACCGTGTGGTAGGGCGCGAGCGCCGCGCGCTGCTCGGCGAGCTCGGCGATCTCCGCCCAGGTCGTCACCTTCAGGGTGTCGCCGCGATTGGCCGCCCGGTGCGCGCCCTGGTCCACATCCAGCAGCAGCGGGGCGTGCGCGGAATACCCCAGCGTCGATTTGCCGATGCCGGGCTGGCCGAAAATCAGGGTCACGGGATGCTCGACGACGATGGACTCGGTGGCACGGATGATCTGCATGGGGTCTCCTTGATGATGCCTCCAGTATGCCCTAGCGCTAGGGCATAGTCAAGCCGTCTGCCGCAGGACGGCCAGCGACCGGCTGTCGAACAGCCAGCCCTGCGCGCGACGACTCTCGCCGCATGACCGGCAGTAGATCCGCGAGGCGCCGTCGTCGGTCATCACGCTGACCGCCCCGCGCAGGATGTCCTCGCCGCAGTCGTGGCAGTGCCAGAGCGTTTCCGGCTTTAGCCGGAGCCGGTCCCGGCCGGGGTCCGGCTCGCGACTGAGCCACTCGTCATACTGCCCGCCCATTACCGTTCGCTCCGGTAGCGCCGCCTGGTGATGAACGCGAAACAATGGATGCACCAAGCGGTGTTCCAGGTCCATCGCTGGCAGTACGGACAGCGCACCTCAGGCCGACTCATCTCCTCACCCAATCCCTTCCAGGTGCCCATCCCCGGTCGATCCGTTGGGGCTCCAATAGAACTCGCACGGCCCGGCCGTGCCGCGCCGCGGATCGAGCGGCACGATGATGAGCAGCCCGCGCTCCTGCTCACCGTGCGAGATCAGGTCGAGCCGGATCATCTGCGCCGCCGTCGTCACGCGGCCCTGCGGATCCCCGCCCAGGCCCTTCGCCGACAGATGCGCGCAATCGAGCCGCAGCCGCCCATGATGCTGGGCGCAGTGCGGGCAGCCCGGCCGGCGGCAGCGCGGGTCCCGGCGCCGCACGATCGCCTTCTGCCGGCGTTCATGCGCGAGGCGGGCATCGCTCCGCGCCAGGGCGGCCTGCTGCGTCGTGCCCCTGGCGGGCTTGGCGAGCGCGCCGGGCGGCAGGTCACGGTTGGCCATCGTCAGCGCCGCCCCCGCAGCAGCGCCTGCGCGCGGCCCGCGACGTCCTTGCGCTGCGCCTCGAGGGCATCGTCCACCGCGCCCACGCGGACCAGCACACTGGTGCCGCGCTTGACATGCGGCACGTCGTGGCGCTTGAGCCAGCACCAGGCCGCATTCGCGGGGTCGGGACTGTCGGTGTAGCGAAGGTAGTCGCCGCACTCCGCCATCGTCAGCCACCGGGCGCGGCGCTCCCGCTCGGCGGGATCGATCGCGGGCGCCGCGGGCCGCGCCGGGGGCGGCGTCCAGCGGGGACGGGCGACACGCGCCACGGGCAGCAGGACGGGACGCGGTTTCATCAGGCGACCTCGCGCGGCGGATCGCCGGGCACCGCGACCAGTTCTTCCGGGGCCAGGTTGAGGGCGCGGGCGAGCCGCACGATCGTTTCGTAGCTGGCGCGCTGGCGCTCGCCGCGCTCCAACCGCGAGATGAGCGTGGCATCGACGCCGGCCTTGGTCGCTAACGCTTGTTGCGTCAATCCAGCAATTCTCCGGTATTTCTTGAGTTCCATTGCTCGTGTTCTGACCGTGACGGTCATTATTTATGACCGCTTGCGGATTGTCAAGTTCTGCGGTATCTCTTTGCTGTGCGCCGGGATCATTTGTTGTTGCCTGAGGCTCCTGGCGTTGACCCCGATCCCGGCGACCCCAACAATGCCGAGATGCCGAAAGCGAAAGCGCGCAAGGCGCTGCTGGCGCTCGGAAAAAAGATCGCGGAGGCCCGACTCGCCAAGCACTGGTCCCGCACGACGCTGGCGCGCAAGGCGCATGTGACCGTGGCGACCGTGCGCGGCTGTGAAACCGGGACCAAAGTGACCCAGACGGAAAGGGTGCATCGCATTGCGGAGGCGCTGGGCCTCAGCATGAAACGGTTGGAGAGTGATGACACGATCGACCCGCGGGTGCGGAACTGGTGGGAGGAGGACTACGTGATCGGCAACTGGTACCACGACGCCCCGCGGCCCCTCAAGAACCGCATCTGGGCGCTGCAGGAAGTGACCGAGGCCGGCGCGGCGCTGCTCGATCCGCAGTTCCTCCCGTTGCTGGACGGCTGGGCTGCGTTGACACAGCAACAAAAAACGTTCATCTTATCCAACTTTCACTACATCAAGACGCATGCGGAGTCATTGCGCACCGAGGTGGACACAGGGAGTAGCGATGATCCCACGCCGCCTGATCCGAAAAATCGAGGTTCTCAACGATGACGCCCAACTGCACATCGAATACCTCGCCGACCAACTCCGAGCGATGCCAGGTCAGTGTCGCGCGTCCGACGATGGCTCCCGATTGCTCCGGTTCATCTTCCGGCGCGTGCGTCGGCAGGCACTGCTCGCCGAGCGGGTGCCGCCGCCGTCCATGCTGACCGTGCCGTTGCTGTCGCCACCGATCGTCCGCGAGCTGGCGATCGGGATCCGGCAGGAACTGCCGGCCCGGTCCGTGCAGATGGGCGGCCTGCATCCGCTCGCCCGCGGCATCGGCGGCTTGTCCCTCGATGAGATCCTCGACGCGTCACACGCGGAGCCGTCCGAGTCCCGGGCGAGCTTCGACGCGACCGACCCCATCGAGGTCCAGCCGGCCTGGGTCCGCGAGCAGTTGCGCGTGGTGGCCCGCCTGGACAAACGCCGCCGACTCCGGCTCCTGCACAAACCGAAGGTGCCCTGAGACGATCCCGCGTCGGCGTCCCGCCCCCTGCCCCCGGAGCCCCACGGAGTCCCCAATGGCTGGTCCCTACGCACGCCCCACGTCGAAGTATCTCTGGATCTGCATGCCCGGCCGGGGCGGCAAGCGCTTCTGCACGCCGATCCTGAAGACCGGCCCGACGCCGAAACAAACCGCCGAGAACTGGAAACTCGCGGAAACGATCTACAACGCGGCACTGGGCGACCAGGCGCGCGATCAGTGGGACCTGCCGCGCGTCACGCTGGCGCCGACCGTGACCTTCGACCAGCAGGCCGACTGGTATGAGACCCACGTCCTGCCGCAGCACAAGGGCGCGGAGCAGGAACGCTGGAAACTGCGCCCGCTCCGCCGCTGCTTCGGCACCTCTCCGCTTGAGGCGATCACGCCGCAACGCTGGCAGGAGTATGTGACGTTGCGCACGCAGCGGGATGGCGTCTCCAAGAACACGCTCGGCCGTGAGCTGGCCATCGCCAAGGCCATCCTCCAGACGGCGGTCGGCGAGACCCTGGAGTACAACCCGCTCATCACCGTCAAGCGTACGCATGTCAAGATGAAAGCGAAGCGCACGATCATTGCCCAGGAGGAACCAGCGTTGCTCACGGCACTGAAGGCCGCTGATCCAGAGCTGCATGATCTGTATGTGGTCGGCGTCGGCACGCTGCTCCGGCAGCGCAATCTCATCGACCTGCGCCGGAGCGAGCATCGCGGCGACCGGCTCGTCGTCGAGAGCAAAACCGGTCCCTATGCCGTGCCGTTGACGGGACCGACGGTCTTGCAGCGACGTGCAGCCAAGGTGCTGAGAGCGCGCATGCCGAAAACAGCGGACGGCTATTTCTTTCCGAAGTGGCACGCGACGTTCGCGCGCTATGACGAACCGACGCGACCTGGCTTCCTGCTGCGACGGAAGTTCCGCACGGCCGCGACGCGGGCCGGTCTCCCGTGGGGTCTCAAAGGGGACGGCATCGTCTGGCACACCGCCACGCGCGCCAGCGGGGCCACGCGCCTGCTGCGGGAACACCAGGTGGACATCCGCACGATCCAACTACTCGGCAACTGGGGATCACTCGACCAGATGGCCGAGTATCTGGGCATCGACCTCGACCTGCAGACGGGGCGGAAATGGGCCTGATTTGTGTGTGCAACCGTGGTGCAACGCCAGTGCAACATTCATGCGGGTTGCTACGGGGGGACGACGGATGCTGACAGACAGGATCGGCTGATTTCCTAGGAATTCATGGAATCAGGCCATATCGCCGGCCATCTGTCGAGCACTCGTTGGGCTGGATCATGCGATGTAATTCGCCTGTATTCATCGGCCTATTTCTGCGTGACCCTCGGACCCAGTGCAACCGTGGTGCAACATTTTGGGGCCGTTTTCGCGTCCGTCTCGCCCGCTCGCCGCTTCCCTGCTATTGTCTCTCCTGCACGTCCTTCCGTCGATCAGACAAGATGGCGTGCCCTGGCTCAGCATGGCCGGTACGGTAAGGTCTGGCCTGGTGGGGTCAGGCTTGGCGCGGCATGGCATGGCCGGCACGGACGCACCAGAAGACCACAGGATTCCCGCGCGACCCTGTGGTCTCCTTTCGAGTCCATTACCACCGCCGCCCGAGGTGGACGCCGCGCCCCACGGCCGGCGTCTCCCACGCCACCCCCTCCGCGTCGGTCCCGCGCGTCGCGTGGTCCCAGTCGTCATACGCCATGTCGGTGACCTGCCGCGCGTGCAGGTCCTCGCCGCGCCAGTGGAACACCGGCGTGTCGTCGGGATACTCGGCCAGCAGATCGATCAGCTCGCGCACGGTCATGCCGGCCTCCGGCGATCACAGTCCGCGAGCTCCGCCGCCAGATCGTCCATGTCGTCCTCAAACACCTCGCGGCACGGCTTCGGGCCGGCGTGCTCGAGCCAGCGCTCATACTCGACGTGATACCGCTCGAGCCGGGCGCGCTGCTTGGCGACGACCGCCTGGCGCTGCACGGCGTGCGCGTAGACACAATTCAGCGTGGTGGCGAACGCGAACAGCTCGGCGGCCAACGGCGCGGGCGTCTCGGCCGCCGCCGGCTCCTCGGCCGCGAGCGAGGCCGCGCACACCGGGCAGGTCGGCGTCAGACTGTGCTTCAAGTCGTCGGTGACCCGCGCGCCGCAGCGGGCGCGCTCGCCATCGTGTTCATTCCAGGGGGCATAGTGGGTTAGGCTTGGCGACAGCATGGCTGGCATCCTCCATTCGATGCGGCTGTGTCAGCGCTGCGGCGGTGGGTTCCATCCACTGCCGCGGCGCGTCTGTGAGATTACCGTTTCTCCTGTGCCCACTCCGCGCGTGCTTCATCAATGATGGCGGCGATGGCGGTGGCCGTGGCCTGCGGATCATCGACGAGCGCCTGCGCGATGATGATGCCCAGGTCGCCCGTGCCATCGTCGTAGCGCGCCAACTCCGCGCAGAGGTCACGGTATCGAGCGGTGGCGCGGATCGTTCGCAGTTTGGATGTCATGGGTCCAGTATGCCCTAGCGGTAGCGCACTGTCAAGCCCGATCTGCACAGCCTGACACGGATTCGGCCGGCCCCGTGGCCCTGCCCTAGCGGTAGCGTGTGGTAGACTGGGATCATGCCGAAACGGAAGAATCCCGCCGCCGTCAGCCTCGGCCGGAAGGGCGGCCTGGCCCGCGCCGCCACCGTGCTCGAGGCCATTCCCCCCAAAGAGCGCCACGCCTATGCGAGCTACGCGGCGCGCGTGCGCTGGGCCAAAGCGCGGGCGGCAGCGAAGGCGGCGGCCAAGGTGAAGAAACCCACGGAGGAGTGAATGACGAACGAGCAACTGTTTCTCGCCGTCGCCCTGCCGCTCATCACCAATACCGTCCTCGTCCTGTTCGTCTCTCGCACCTTGGTCCAACGCAGCGAGGCGCTCGAGCAGCGGATGCTGCAGGGGTTCGCCGCGCTCAACACCCGCTTCGACGACATGCGCGATCTCTGGCGCGCGGAACTGCACCGCGTCGAAGGCATCCTCGATGCCCGCCTCAAACAGCTCGAGGAGCGCAGCCGCTAGACGATCAGCGACAGCACCCACGCCGCCAGCCCGACGGCCAGCAGGTTGACCCGCGGCGCCGGCACGCCGACCGCCGCCAGGACGAAACAGACGAAGGCGAACACGAGCAGAATCAGGTCGAGCATGCGGTCCTCCCGTCAGGGGGGCGGCGTCGCGAGCAGCGCGCAGTCCTCGTCGCGCGCGGCATAGGCGCCGGCCGCCTCCAGGTGATACTTCTCGGCGAGCGCCGCCCAGAGCGCCTGCCGGCGCGTGCGCAGCGCCTCCAGCCGCGCCTGCGCGGCGTCCAGATCCGCGGTCAGGGCGCGCAGCCGCCAGTAGTCGAGCGGGTCGAGTGGGGTGACGCCGTTGGCGGTCATGGCGGCGGCACCTGGGAGTCCGCGCCACTGAGGGCCGTCCAGAAGGCGGCCACCTGCGCCAGGATCGCCGCGTCGGTGGCGGAGGTCGCCGGGCCGGTGTCTTCGAGGGTGACGGTGCCGATGAGATTCGGCCCCCCGGTCACCATGATGGCGGCCGGCGGGGCCATGCCAGTCGGGTTGTTGATGACACTGGTCGCATAGTTACTGCGGGCGAGGTGCTGCGGCGTGTCGAGCGCCTCGTCCTTGACGATTCTCGCTTGCTGTACCAAGAGATAGCTCAAGCGGGTGAGGAAATTCGGGTCGCGCGCGAGCGTCATCTGCAGCGCGGATTCAGACAGCGCCATACGGTCTCGTCCTTTCGAGCGCGGCCAGCCGCGCGTGCAGGTCCTGGATGGCCGCGAGGAGCGGGGCGGTGAGGTGCGTGTAGCAGACCTCCTCCGGCTGGCCATCGGCACCGAAGACCGCCAGGCGGGGATCGACCGCGGCCACCTCCTCGGCGATCAGGCCGACCCGCCGCACGCCGTGGTCGTTGATGTGCGCGAAAGACACCGGCTGCAGCGCCAGCAGGTGCTGCCAGCCGTCGAGCGGCTCGATCGCCTGCTTGTAGCGGCGCGACGAGGTCGAGCGGCGGAGCTGGCCGGTGGTATCGACGGCCACATTCTGCGACGTGCCGGTCGTCCCGCTGTAGACCTTGGGCGCGAACACCCCATCGGCGTCCGCCAGCAGATACAAATTGCCGACCGCCCGCACCCCGAAATCGGTGTTCGTGCCCGCGCCAAGCAGGCTGGCCGAGCCGATATAGCCCTTGGCCGTGCCGCTCTTCTGGTAGATGATGTAGCCCCCATCGGTATACGTGCTGTTCCAGGTGATGGCGTTGGAGGCACTGGAGACCAGCGACAGGCTCCCATCGCTGCCCGACATCGACACGCTGGCCGTGCCGTCCGCCCGGTAGAAGGCGATGGCGGACCCGGCCACGTTGCCGGCAAATAGCTGCAACCAGCCGGCCCCCCCCTCGTTGCCGTACAACTGGAGTACCGCCCCACGACTTTGGCTGGCGGCGCCGCCTGGACACAGCGTCAGCGCCTGCGTATCGCTGCCATCGGCCGTGTTGATCAGGATATTGCCCGCCGCGCCGAAGAGCAACGTCCCGTCGAGGCGCGTGGTGCCCGCCGCGACGTGGATGGCGTAGTTGCTGGTCCCGGCGGTCGGGGCACCGCTGACGTAGAGTGTCGTGGCTTCGGTGAGCGTCGCCCCGCTGCCGGTCACCGCGAGGGCTTGCAGATAGACCGAGCTAAAGACCGGATGCGTGCCACTGGCCGCCTTCGCATAGGTCGGCAGGATGTTGACGCCGAAGCCAGAGCCGTTGACCGCCGGATGCAGCGTCGTCGTGACGGTCAACGCCTGCGAGGTGCCCCCAGCGTCGGTGAGGTCGCCGCTGACCCAGACGCCGATGCCCGCGTGGCGGTTCGGGCCGAGCGCGTGCGGGCCGGCGGAGGTGACATTGAGCACTCCGTCAAGGCGCGTCTCGCCCGCCCCGACGTGGATGGCGTAGTTGCTGGTGCCCCAGGTCGGTGCCCCGCTGATGTAGACCGTGCTGGCGTCGGTGATCGTGGCTCCGCTGCCGGTGATCGAACCCGGCTGGACGAAGAGGCTGGCCGTGATGGGATGGGTGCCGCTCGCCGCCCGCACCCAGCCCGGCGCCACGTTGATGCCGACGGCGAAGGCGTTGACCGGCAGGGCCAGGGTCGTGCTCATCGAGAAGCCGTAGGCGATACTGCCCGTCACGCCGCTGTAGGTGCCATTCATCCAGAAGACGTAGTCGGCGTTCCGCGAGGGGCCGATCCCGTGATTGCCGGGCGAGGTCACGTGCAGCAGCCCGGTCGAGAGCAGGTCGGTCGTCTTGTCGAAGGTCAGCCCGCTGTCGCCGCCGAAGCTGCCCGCGTCGTTGAACTGCACCTGGGTGGTCGAGCCGCCCGGCGTGCCGCTCCCACCGGGTGGCGTGGCAAAGCTGCCGTCCGCCCGGAGGAACGTCGTCGTCCCGCCGGGAAAGCCCGCCAGCCCGGTCACGGTCACCGGGTCGCTCCCCGCGCTGGCGTGGCTGCTGGCGTGCGCGGTCGGGGTGCGCGCATCCGACAAGCGCCCGTCGTTGCCGGCGCACGCGCTGGTGGCACTCGTCCCCAAGGTGCGGAGACTGCCGGTCGCCGCCGCGGCATCGACCGCCATCGCATCACTCCCGCCTGGCTGATGGCTGGTCGCATGGGCCGTGGGCGTGCGGGCGTCACTGAGCCGGGCGTCGGTGGTCAGGACGACGTTGCCACTGAGGCGGGCGTCAGGGACGGTGCCGCTACTGAGGTCGCTGGCGTCCAGGTTGGTCAGGTTCGCCCCGCTCAGCGCCGGCAGCGTCGCGGGAAACCGCGCATCGGGGACCGTCCCACTCGCGAGGTCACTCGCATCGAGGTTGGTGAGGTTGGCCCCGCTGATGGCCGGGAGCGTCGCGGGGAACCGGGCATCGGGCACCGTGCCGCTGGCGAGGTCGCTCGCGTCGAGGTTCGTGAGATTCGCCCCGCTGAGGGCGGGGAGCGTCGCCGGGAACCGCGCGTCGGGCACGGTGCCGCTGCTCAGCGCACTGGCGTTGAGGTTCGTGAGGTTGGCGCCCGAGACGGCGGGGAGCGTCGCCGGGAAGCGGGCATCCGGCACCGTCCCTGACGTGAGGTTACTCGCATTGAGCACCGTCAGCCCAGTGGTGACGCCCGTGCCGCCATCGGCCGCCGGGATCGTCGCCACGCTGCTCGGGGTCGCCACCCCCGCGCTGCTGGTGATCTTCACGTACCCGGAGGCGAGCGCGCCGAGATCGACCTCGTCGGTCAGCTCGGCGTGCGGCGTCGAGACCCAGTAGAGCGCATCGGGCGCGGCAATCGGCCCCTCAGGGCCAGTCGGACCCGCAGGCCCAGTGGCCCCTGTGGCTCCGGTCGCCCCGGTGGCGCCAGTCGGGCCAGCCGGCCCGGTCGCCCCCGTGGGACCCTCCGGTCCCGTCGCCCCGGTAGCGCCGGTCGCGCCGGTCGCCCCGGTCGGGCCTTCCGGCCCCATCGGCCCTTCCGGGCCGGTGGGACCCGTCGGGCCAGCCGGCCCGGCCGGCCCCTGGATCAGCCCCACATCGACCCAGCTGCTGGTCGCCGAGTCCCAGACCCAGAGATGCCCCGTGTCGGCGGTAATCCACCCCTCCCCCGGCGTCCCGGTCGCCGGGAGGTCGTCCTCGGTGGGGACACTGCCCTCGATGGTGACGGAGGTGCCGGCCGGCCCCGCCGGGCCTTCCGGCCCTGCCGGGCCTTCGGGTCCCATCGCCCCGGCCGGCCCCGTCGCGCCGGTCGCGCCGGTGGGGCCGATGGGGCCGTCCGCGCCGGTCGCGCCGGTCGGCCCGGTGGCGCCAGCCGGCCCCGTCGCGCCCGCAGGCCCCGTGGCGCCCGTCGGGCCGGTGGCCCCGGTCGCCCCCATCGGGCCTTCCGGGCCAGTCGCCCCGTCCGCGCCATCGGCGCCGGGCGGCCCCGTAGGACCGGTCGGCCCCTCCGGCCCCTCGAGCGCCACGGGATGGTTGGCCTGGGTGCGGCCCGGCCAGTCCACCTGCGTCGTGATGCGATGATTGCGCGTCCTCATGCCGGCCCTCTTGACAGCTCAGCTACACTGACGGCTGGAGTCCCTGTATGTCCCAGTTCGTGTCCCGCTGTCTGCACTGGCTCGTCTTTGCCTCCCCCGTCAGTGAGGTGCTCGGGTTCCTGTCCGCCGTGGCCTACCTGGTGGCCCTTGGGATCCTGGTGACCGCCCCGGCGTTCGCGCCGGGAGCCTGGGCGCTCTGGGTGCTGCTCGCCTGCGGTGTCGTCATGCTCCTCGGCCAGATGCCGGTCTGGGCGCATGAACCGTGGGCACCCGGCTGGCTCCACCGCTGGTGGCGTGACGGCAACCGCCATCGCCCTTAGTCCTCGTCCTTCGGCGGGCCGCTGACCACGGCCACCGGGTTCCGGGTCGTCCCCTCGGCCAGGGCCATGATGCCCTGCATGGTCCGCACCGTCTGATTCACGGGGAAGTGCAGGATCGGCCCGCCGACATCGGCCAGCGCCTTCCAGAGCGCCGGGTCCACTTCCCCCTGCTGCACCTGCCGCACGAGGCGGCCCATCGCCGCAAACGCATTCGCCCCGGCGGGGCCGTCATAGCCGGCGTAGCCCTGGACCGAGCTGCTGAGCTCGCGCAGGCCGACCATCGTCCCAAACAGGAGCGACAGCGATTCCATCGCGATCGCCCACGCGACCGCATCGTCGTCGTCCGCCTCCCCCGGCCGCAGCATGGCCCGAATGGCGTAGATGGCCGCCGCCGGCATGATGAACAGCATCATGTAGTCGGACAGCAACCGCCCCATCGAGCCGGGCTGATTGAAGCGCGCGCGCTTGGTCGCTTGCACCGTCTGGTTGTAGGTGATACTGCCGCCCGTGTAGAAGTTCGTCCACAGCTTGAGCATCGGCCCGCCGCGCCGCACCTCCGCCAGGTCCTTGATTTGCCCGGCGCCCTGCGAATCGAGGACCGCCTGGTCGGCGAGCTGGATGACGCGCGCCGGGTCCGCCTCCCCGGCGGCCATCGCCTTCTCATACGCGCCCAGCCAGGTGATCACGTCCACGATGCGCTGCATCTGCTGGATCATCCAGAAATAACTGTCTAGGATGCCCTGCCGTGTCACGACATCTGCGGTCGCCTTGGCGAGGATCTCGTCCATCCACGGCGCAAACTTGCCCGTGGACCAGTTGATCGTGGCGCGGATCTCGTTGATCTCGCGCTGCTGCGTATAGCCGCGCGTGCGCATCGTCACGCTGCGGTCGTAAATCCAGCGGACGGTTTCGACCATCGTGGTCGGGCTCCGCAGCCAGCGCACCAGGCCCGCGACCACCCAGCGCGGCCCGATGCGCACCGCCGCGTTGGCCAGCCCGGCGAGTTGGATGAACGCGGACTGGACATACCATCCCAGCGCGGAGAGCGTCGAGCCGACGCGGACGTGATTGAACGCGCGCTCGACCCCGTTCTGGGCCGGCACCTCGTCGAAGGCGACATCGCGGATCGTGTTGCGGATGCGCTTGTAAGCCTGGTCCCCATACACCTCGTAGATCGCCTCCTGCACGGCGCGGTGGCCCAGGAGTCGGCCGACATCAATCAGTGCCTCGTGGTGCGTCAGGTCGTGGATCACGCGCGTGACGTGCTCAAAGATGACGCCGAAATCGCGGCGCACGGGACGATTGACGCTGGCGACGCGCGCCTCGACGTGGCCACGATTCGTCGTGGCGTGGACGTAGGCGGCGTGGCGGGCGAGGGTCGCGCTGGTGAGTTCCTGATCGACCTGCGCGCGCGCACTCACGCGGTCGTCGTAGGCGAGCGGATGATAGCCGCCGCGCACCGTCCCTCCGGCGGCGGTGAACCCGACCGGCTGCACTTTCGCCGGGGCCAGGCCCGTGACGCGCTGCTGCTTCGCGACAATCTCCGGCCAGTAGGTCTCGTAGTAGTCCCAGACCGCCTGCACGAACTCGAGGTCGGATGCGCTGAGCGTGTCGAGAATCGCCTGCACCTGCTGGTCGGTCCATTTCTCGTAGCGGCGGATCCGTTCGCGGTTGCCCTCGTTGCCCCAGTTGAGTGCCACCATCAGGCGTTCCATGTAGGAGAGCGACTGCCCGATTGCCGGAATCAACTGCTTGTCATAGAGCTTGTTTTTGGCCGACCGGGGAAAGGCGCGCTCGACGATCGCGGCGAGCGCACGGCTGGCCAGCGCATTGCGCTCCGCCTTCTGCGCGCCGGCCTCGTTGAGCGGCACCATGATCGCCTCCCACATGGGGCCGCCATCCTCAAACCCGTCCATCTCGTTCAGGATGAAGGACAACGTGCGGTGACTGCCGAAGGTGTCCCCGATCGCGCGCCGCCGCTCTTCGGTCGGGCGCCGGTCACGGGCCGGCGGTTTGCGCACGCCGCGCGCGTGCTCGCGGATCGAGTCGGCCATCCGCTGCGCCTGCTCGTCGAGCGTACGCTGCTGCGCCTCCTTCAGCAGGCGCGTCTGCAGCCGCGCCAAGTGGAGGATCTGTTCAAGGCCGTCGGTCACGCCGACGAGCTCCTCCACCGTCACCGATTTGTAGTTGATGCGGCGGGCATCGTTGACCACTTCCGCCGGCAGCTCCACCGGCAACCCTTCGCCCTGCAGCCCCGCGATGAAGTCCGCCATCGCCGCGCGCCGCTCGAGCACATACAAGGGCACGGCGGCAAACTCGTAGCGATCGAGGATGCCGTCCACCTGGTCCAGATAATTCTGGCCCGCAAACCCGAGCCGCTTGCGCGTCGCCGGCTTCCCGAGCTCGCGGGCGCGTGTCACCCGGCGGTCCACGTCTGCCTGCGCCCGCATCGCCTCGCGGTAGAGCGCGAGGTTGACGATCTCGGTGCGCTTGGCATCGGCGGCGGCGGTGAAGTCCTGGCGCGCGGCAGCGGTCACCGCTTCCTGCGCCGCCCGGCGCGCGGTCGCCCAGAAGGCGCTCGGCCTCAGGTCGCGCACGCGCGTCTTGGCGATGCGCTCGGTGACGAAGGTCTGCACCTGCTGGCGGGTCGGGAGCTGCCGGCGGATGGCGGCGGGGCCGCCGCGCGCCAAAGCATGGAGCCGATCCACCTCGTCCTCGAGCCGGTCGATCTCCACCTGCTTGCGCCCTTCGGCAATGGCGATGCGGAGCTTGGCTTCCGCCTCGAACCAGCGCCGCTCGTAGGCGCGCTCGCGCTCGGCCTGGCGGCGTTGCTCGGCGGCGGTGCGCTGCTCCGCCCGCACGAAGGGCTGTGTCGTTCGTTGGAGGTCCAACAAGGCGCGGAGCTCGGCGCGCAGCACCGTCTCGCGCTCCTCGTTGGCCGAGGCCGCCTGCGCCTGCTCCATCAGCGTCCCGTCGAGCAGGATGGAGCCGTGCGACTGCAGCATGCGCCGGTCGGTCTCCTGCTCAATGACGGTCGTCATCGGCGGCGCCACCGCGACCGCCGTCAGCAGGTCGTCGCCGCTGCTGAACCCGAACAGCGCCGCGACCGCATCGGGGTCAAGCCCGTCCTGCTTGACGGAGATAAAGGGCGGCAGGGTCTTCAATCGCGCCTCGCCGTAGCGCTCCGCGATGAGGCGGCGCGACAGCCGCAGCGGGGTCGGCGGCTGGTCCGCCTCGAGCGGCGTGCCGTCGGGCGCGGTGCCGCGGCGCATGGCCGCGAGCGCCTGATAGACGGGTTGTTTGTGGACGACCGCCTCGACCTGGGCGCGCACGTCCTCGCGCTGCGCCTTCCACACCGCCGTCTGTTCACGGGCGACCTCGGCGGCGAGTTTCGTGTCGAGTTCGGCGCGCGCGCGCTGCCCCGCGCCGGCCACCGCCTCGGTGTAGAGCGCGAAGCGGTCCGGCGACATCTGCGCCTGCTCGGCGGTGAGGAAGAGCGGCTCGAGGCGGCCCTGCGCTTCGGCCTGCGCGATCGCGGCATCGCTCGCCAGCATGCGGTCGAAGACGCCGCGCACCTCGTCGGTCAGCGGCGCGTTCAGCCGGCGCAGGGTGCGATAGATACCAAGGAACCAGGCGCGGAACCGCGCGAAGACGGGACGCAACTCGATGGATGGTGCCTTGCCTTCCATGAGATACGCCTCGCCCATGCGCGCGACGAGCTCGTGGTGCTCGCGGCGGATCTCGCGGCGGTTCGCCACGCCCAGCCGTTTGAGGAGGATGTCGTAGTCGGCGAGCATCCGCCGCTGCGTGTCGGTGAGCGTGGCGGGGTCGAGCTGATTGATACGATCGACGAGGTCGCCGAACACTTCAAAAAACAGGTGCCATCCTTCGTGCAGGAACGTGGAGAGGTTCGCCTTCTCGAACAGGCGGATCGTGATCTGGCGGTTGGGGCCGATGGTGATGGCGCCGCGCCGGCCGACCTGGCGCAGCGTTACTCGTCGAACTCCTCGGGGAAGGGCGGCAGTCCCAGTTTCTCCAGCGCCAGCCGCTCCTCCTCCAACTGGTTGTGCTGCTGCTGCACGTCGGGCCGTGTCCGCAGCGCGTCGTCGTCCGGCGGCAAGGGCGCGCGCGATGGATCGCTCGTCGAACCCGCGGTCGCGGACGACGGCGACGGCGGCGTTGGCGTAGTCTGGCGCTTCGCCGTCCTGGTAGCCACTCCCGACCTCCTCTTGGTCACTCGCGGCTTTATACAGCCGCTTTTCCGGATACCACAGCACCGCCTGCTCATCGGCGATGGTGAGATCAGTATACCCGCCCGCGCGCAGCGCCGCCAGCGAGGCCGCCGTGACGACCCGCATCTGGGCGCGCTCCTCCGGGTTCTTCGGCCCTTCGCGCTCGCCCGCCAGATTCGTGTCGAGCGTGTTGCCCTTCTTGCGCAACCAGACGCCCTCGGGCGTCGCGTTCATCTGCGCCCGCTTGTCGGCGCGCTCGCTGACCTTGCCAATCGCCGCCGCGATGGTGTCCAGCTCCGCGTCCGTGTAGGTATAGGTGGCGTCCTGCAGCGGCATCTTGATGAGGGCGCTCCACGCCGCGCGAGCCTCCGGCGTCAGCGCGGCCAGCGCCTGCTGAACTTCGACGCGGTTCTTGGCGACGACCTCGGGACGCGCCTCAATGAGCCGACCGAGCCATCGCTGCCAGGCGCGCACATACCAGCGGTCCATCGTGAGCTGACTGTAGACGCCGTTGAGGTTCATGAAGAACCCGTTGCCGATCTTCGCGCCGAGCATCGCAGCGCCGTAGACCTCCTGCGTGGCCCGCTCGCCGGACACGTTGAAGCCCAGCTTCTTGATCGCACTGACCGTGGTCTTGGTGACCATGAAGGTGCGGAAGGCGTCGAGGCCCCACTCGGCCTTCAGCGTGTTGAACCGCGCGAGCTGTTCGTCGATCTGCGCCTTGGCCGTGCCCTCGCCGATATTCGTCGGCATCAGACCTGTGCGGCGGTAGTGCTCGTAGGCGATGGTCGCGAGTTCGAAGTTGCGCTTGGCGGCCTCGAGGCCGTTGCTGGTGACGGCCAGCGCGTAACTGAACGCGAACCAGGCATTGCGGTCCCGCGCCAGTTCAGGGAACGGCAGGCTCATCACGGCGCGCGCCTGATAGACCTTGCGGTGATACCAGCCGACCGCGCTCTGCGCCTGCGCCAGCGCCGCGGCCACCTCGCGCGTCATCACATGCGTCAGGAACGCCTGCACCTCGGCGCGCGCCGCGTCCAGCGGTCCCTGCAGCCCGCTGCGCTCCAAGGCCGCGCGCACCGTGGCCTGCAGGAACTCCTTGAGCGGACGCAGCCGGAGGCGCCCGGTGGGGCTGGCGGCCATCGCCGCCTGCACCTGCGGCACCAGCGCCTGCAGCGTGACCGCCTCGACGACCGGCGCGAGCGCGGGGTCGAGCGGCGGCAGCGCCGCGACCGTAGCCGGGGCCAGCGGGGCGACGGGGGGCGTGACCAGACCCTCGGTCTCCTGGAAGAGCGTGCCCTGGAAGCCGCCTTCCTCCTCTTCTGCCTCCTCCCCCATGACCACCGGCCTCGCCTCCGGTATCAGGGCACGGAGCCGGTCACGCCGCAACGCTTCGAGATCCTCCAGCGCCGCCCGCAGATCCGCTTCGCTCACGTCTTCCAGCGCCGTGTGCATCAGCGAGGAGAAGTCATCGCGGTCCCCGAAGGGATGCCCGAGCTCATGGTCCAGGTCCTCGATCTCATCGTGGAGCCGTTGCTTGCGGGCCTCCACCTCCTCGAGGGTCGGCGTGGGCACCTCCTGCTCGCGCACCGCTTCGGCCCCCGGCAGGCGCGGCTGCACTTCCCCGGTCGGCAGGATGTCCGCCATCGGCGGGGCATTGATCAGCGCGATGACCGTCTCGACCGGCAGGTGGTTGAGCATCTGGAGCGCCGCGGTCACCGGGGCAGGGACGGCGCGACGCCCGATCGCCCCGCCCCGACTGCGTGTGTCATCGGAGACGCGCGTATCGGTCAGTTCCCAGACGCCCGTCTGCTCGTTGTAGGTTTCGATGTCGTAGCCGTGCTGCCGGATGGTGGCGAGCGCAGCGGCACCGGGGTCCATCCCACCGGCCATCTGCAGCAGGTCGATCAGGCTCTGCCCGAACTCCGACACGTCGAAGCGGATGTCCTCGTCGGTCGCCTCCGCCTCCAGTTGCGCCGCCGACAACTCCTCGTCGGGAATCTCGAGCGCCCCCGCGTCGAGTTCCGCATCGATCGCTGCGCGCAGGTCGTCGGTGAACTGTTCATCCGCGACCTCACCCCACGACGGCGGCAGGGACGGCGGCGAGAGGTCCGCGTAGTCGCCCGCCTCGCGGTGCTCGGCCACGCGCACGGCGCCTTCGGCCAGGTTGCTGCTGATGCGGCCGGTCTCGAGCGTGCGCCGCACGGCGGTCTCCACCTGCGCGCGCGTGCCGCGCACCTGCCGGGCGAGCGCGCCTTTCGCGCCTTTGTTGAGCGGGCTGAACTGGAGCACGTCGTCGTAGACCGGCGCCCCCGGCGCCCCCCCGATGATGTCGGCCGCGCCGCCCGCCGCCGTGCCCGTCTTGCGTTCCCCCGCGCCGAGCCAGGACCAGACGCGCTGGATGAAGGGCAGCTCGCGGAGCTCGTCGGCGATGCGGGTCAGTTCGCGTCGGACGCCGGGGGTGAGGCGGGCGGCGTCGGCGTCGGGGTCGGCGGGCTCGAAGGCGACGAGGGGATAGTCGCCGGGGGCCGGTAGCCGGCGAACTGCAGCGCCAGCGCCAGCGCCTGCCCCTTCGGCACCCCCGCCCGCATAAGCGTCAACGAGTTCGCGAGCACGGTCGGAAAGGACCGGCCCGGCCGCAGGGCCGGCCACCGCCTCGGCAGCGCCGGCTGGGGCGACGGCGCCAGCGGCTCCGGGTTCGACGGCGACGGCTCCGGGTTGGGTGGCACCAGCGGCAGTCTCTGCGACGGCAGCGGGCGGCGTCAAGGGTAAACGGCCCCCGCGGTCCTCGACCACGCGCAGGCCGGTGCGCGTTTCGGCCACGACCGTCTCGCCATCCTGGGCGCGGTAGGTGGCGGCCTGCTCCGGCGGCAGCACGCGCCGCTGGCCGGCGGCATCGTAGACCACCGTCTGCGCAGGAGCGGTGATGGCGGCGTGCCGCCGTCGCACTTCGGCCACCGCCGCCGCGACGTTCTCCGGGTTCGCACTGTCGAGCATCGCCTCGAGCTCGATGTCGCTGAGCAGGTCCATCCCCCCGAACGTCACCACCGGGGCCGCTGCGCCCTCTACGGGCAGCGTCACGGCGGGGGGTGGGACCACCCCGGCCGGCGTGATCGGGGCCGCGCCAGGCGCCGCCGGCGGGGCTGAGGGGGGCTGCTCGGCTCGCGCTTCGGTCGTGCGCTCAATCGCAATCCCATACTCGCGGAAGAGCGTGAGCGGGTCGATCCCGGCGAGGGCGGCGCGTTCGGCCAGCGACCCGAAGCCGGCCTCGACCAAGGCCGCGTAGCGTTCAGCGGTGGCACGCGGGACCTGCGCGGCTTCCAGTTGCGCGGTCACCTGCGCGCGGAGCTGCTCGGCGGGGGTGGGCGCGACGGGCTCGGCCACCTGGGTAGCGGCGGCTTCCAGCGCCGCCTGCTGCTCGGCCATCGCCGCGAGCACCGCCTGCGCTTCGACGGCGTTGAGCTCGTTCGGCCCAAGCCGCAGTTGCGGCGCGAGCGCCGCGTTGTGGGGCGTGCCGGCGAGCCGGGCGGCATAGGCGGCGGTCGGAATGCGCAGGTCACCGCTCGTCTCCACGGCCTGCGCCAGGGCGTTGGGGATGCCGGTCACCTCGGCCGCGACCTGGTCCGGGTCCTGCCCCTGCTCCTGCCAGTAGGCGACCCACGGCCCGACCGGCATGTAGACGTCGGGAATGGGGCCGTCCTCGGTCACCGTCGTGAGCAGGTCCTGCAGCGCCTCCGGCGCCCGCTGCGCGGTTTTACTGTTGGCGACCCCCTGGCCGAGCGCCTCGAAAAACGCGACGTTCTGCTGGGCGCGGCGGGCTTCGCGCACCCCGAGCGTGGCCTGCAGGGTCGGGCCGGGGGCGGCGATGAGCAGAAACGCCTGCAGCGCCCCCACGGCCTCCTCGTAGAGGTCTGAGGCGACTTCCGTCGGCGTCTTGGCGGGAATGGCCTGTCCGCTGACCTGTTTCCCCACTTCCCCGCTCAGGATGGCCACGGCCCGCTGCCCCACCTCGACGGCCGTTTCGGCGGTGAGCGTCTTGCCGAAGCTCACCATCGCCTCTTTGAGAGCGGTGCGCACGGTCGCGCTGCGCAGCGCCTGCTTGATGGCGTTGCGCGACATCATCCCGAGCAGGCGCTTGCCGCCGGGAATCGACTCGACGAGCACCTCGAGACCGACGACTTCCAACCCGCCGTTGAGGATTCCGCTCGCCAGCGCCGCCGCCTTCGCGACGTCCGGGTCGAGCGGTTGTCCGAGGTCATCGGTGAACTGCAGATACTCGTCGTAGGCGAGGGTACTCTCCAGTTGATAACTGAACTCGCCCGCGCCGACGGTCGTGCCGGCCGTCATGCCCGCACTGAACGCGACCGGCACGGTCACCGGGGCCAGTGGCCCCGCGAGCGCCGCGCCCGTCCCGGCCGTCACCGCCGCCGGAATGCCGTATTTGAGGCCGGCGAGGCCCGCCCCGAACAGAATGGGCAGTTGCCCGGCGGCCCCGGTCACCGCCTTGCGGAACCAGGACTCACCGGCCCCAAGGGCACCGCCTGCGGTCATGTCCTGTTTGAGGATCGAGGCCAGATCGCGTTCGGCTTGGGTCAACGGCCGGAACAGGCTCGCATACGCCACCTGTGCATACTGGACTTGCGCCACCCCGCGCGCGAACGCCCGCTGCGGGGCCGTGAGCAGCCACTCCAGCGCCCCAAGCGATTCGAGGTCGTCTTTGGCGACCGCCGCGTTGCCGGTGTCCTCCAGCCACGCGGCGGTCTTCGGCGTCTGCGTCTGCATCGCCCCGTAGGGCTGGCCCTCCACCGCCTGCCGCTGTGTGTAGAGGTCCCAGTTGCGCAGCAGCACGGCGGGGGGGACGCCGATCTGCAGCGACAGGCGCCGCGCCTCGGCCGCGCGCTCGGGCGACACGTCGGCACTCTGCAGGAATGACCGGCGCAGGCGCGTCCCCTGCGTCTCGGCCCGGCTCTCGACGACGCGCCGCGCCTCCTCGTAGAGGTCCGGCAGGGGCACGCGCGGGGCGGCGGCGGGCGAGGGCGGGGTCGGCCCCTGCGCGGGCCGGTCCTGCAACGTCTCGAGCGCCTCGTCGTAGAGATTGCCCGGCATGTGCGTGCTCAGTGCGAGGGCATCAGCGGCGGCTTCGGCGGCGTGCGCGTCTTCGTGCGCCGCTTGATCTCGGTTTCCAGGTGCAGGTCGAGGATCGCCGCGTCACTCACCGGGCGCCCGGTGTCGCGCAGCACCTGCTCGTAGGTCGCCCGCTGCTCGGCGGTCAGGTCGTTGATCGTGACGTCGAGCAACCGCTTCTGCTGATCGAAGAAGGGCTTGCCGCCGGGGAAGATGTTCCACCACGAACCGGGCACGGTCACCGACTGGCTGAGCAGGTCATCGAGCATCGTCTGGATCTCGGTGTTGCTGACCTTCTGCCCATCGCTCTGCGCCGCCGCGACGCGCTGGTCCACCATGCGCCGCAACTGCGCGATGGCTCGCCCTTCGTCGCTCTCCGGCTTGGCCTTCGGATCGATGCCGTATTGCGCGAGGGTGTCGTCGATAATCTGGGTCTTGGTGCGGAAACCCTCGAGTTCGCGCGGTTCCGGTGTCTTGGCCGTCCGTATCGAGAACTGCAGGCGCGACAGTTCCTGGAAATCACTCTCGCTCAGGCGGTGCCGATCTGTGAGCAGATTCCGCTTGACAAACGCCTGCGGGTCACTGGCCGCCTGCTGCATGTAGGCGTAGTAGGTCGGCAGGTCCGTTTTGACTGGCGTGCCGGCCGCGAGCGCGTCCGCATAACTGTGGAGCGCCGCCCGCTGCGGCCCGTCGAACTCCTTCCACACGCTCGGCGGAATCGACGCCACGGTGTGCGTGCGGTCGATGATGTCGTAGGCGCCGCGTAGCGTGCGCGCCTCCGTCTCGCGCTGGTCACGCTCCGCAATCACCTGTTCGTGTTCAAGGCGGGCGAGCACATCGTCCTGGATCGCCGGCCGCAGGCTCTTGGCCTTGTCGCGCTGCTCCTTGAAGGTCCCACCTTCTTTCAGAATGCGCGCGGTCTCGCGCTGCGCTTCCGCGCGCAACGAGCCTTCGTTGACCGCCCGCTGGACGTCATCGACCTTGTCGCCGGCAATCGCCTCGCGCGTCAGCGCGAAATACTGCTCGGCCTGCGTGGTCTTGCCCACGGCCAGCAACTGCTCGACCACGCCTTTATGCACGTCCGATTCAATCGCCCGCACCTGCTGCGCGATCGCCTCCTTCCCCTTCCCGAGCGTGGGGCCGTGCGTCTGCACCGCCACGATCGCCGCCTGCAGATTGTCCGCGACGAGCTTGGGATCGTCCGCGCTGCGGATAGCGAAGTCGGTCTTTTGCGCGACGAACGCATTGAGCTCGTTCTCGCGAAACGTCTGCATCTCGCCAAAGACATGCCGGCGCACCTGCAGGTCGATCGACTGCCACTCCTGCGCCTGCAGCTTCTGGAAGGCCAGCTGCTGCTCGGGGGTCTTCATCGTGGTGGCAATGGCGCTGGTGACCTGGTCGTATTCGGCGTGCAGTTGCTCGGGGAGCGGGAAGGCCGCCTCGCCCTTCTGCGCGAAGGCGCCGGTCTCGGGGTCGAAGAGGCGCTTGTTCTTCCAGGTGCTGATCTGGTTGGAGGCTTTGAGGAGCGCGGTCTCGTCGGCCGCCTTGCGCTCGGCCGCTTTCTGGCGCGCGATCTCCTCGAGGCTCATCGAGAGGAACGGCGCCGCGACCTGCTCGACGCTCTCCGCGATGCGCACGGCCGCGCGGCCCCGCGCGCGGGCGAGGCCGCCGCCGGCCGAAATCTCGGTCTCGCTCGGCGTGGTGAGCCGGGCCGCGGGCAGCCCGGTCGGCTGGACGCGGCGGCTCCCGTATTTCTGGACGGTCGGCATCAGGCGTAGGCTCCTCGCGGTGCATAGGGGCCGCCGCGCGGCGTGGTGACCCGCTCCAGCACGCCCCCCGGCCGGCGCGTGCCCTGGTTGAACCCGTAGCGCGCCTGCAGCAGGCTCGCGGTGCCGCCCGCAATCGTGCCGGCGGCGCTGAGAGCGCCGCCCACGCGGTAGCCGTGCGCCTCGGCCCGGCCCGCCTGCTCGAGCAGCACCCCTTCCCGCCGCGCCAAGACCGCGCGCCGCCGCAGGTCCACCGCCTCGACCTGGTAGCCCCACGCTTCCCGCGCCGCATTGGTGCGGATGGTGAGCGCGTCGAGCTCGCCGAGAAACGCCGCGTCGGCCTGCACATCGACCGCCGAGCCGTAGCCGACGTCGATGTTGCCGGCGGCGTAGCCGGCGCGCTGCGCGCCGATGAGCACGTCCAGGTCGCGCCGGAACTGCTGTTCCTCGATCGCCCCGCGCGCCACGGCATCCCGCGCCTGCACGTCGGCGACCGCCGCGTTGTACTCGGCGAGCTCGGCCGAGGCGAGCGCGGCCCGGCGCGCCGCCTTGCCCTGTGCCTCGGCCGCCTTCGCGGCGCTGTGGGCGCCGTAGAGTGAGCTCGCGGCCTGGACGCCGAGGGCGGTGACCACCAATCCCGTGAGAAAGCCCATCGCCTCAGCCTCCCAGGTCAATCAGCGGCAGCACGCCGAGAATGGTCAGCGGCAGCGGGTCCGGCTGCCGGATCCGCACGCGCCCCAGTTTCGTAAAGGTGCCCTGCGTGGCCATCTCGACCTGCCCGGTGAAGACGACATCCGTCGGGTCGTAGGGCTTCACGTGGAACGGCAGCAGATGGTCGGCATCCGGCCCCGCCAGGAACGTGCGCGCGGAGTTCTCAAGCAGCACATGCAACCCTTGCACGCGCTTCTGCGCCCCGCGCACGCTCGCCCCGGCCACGTCCAGGTCGAGCGTTTCGACCTCGGGGACATAGCGCAGCCCGACATGGATGTCGCTGGCCGCCGTAGGGATGGTGATCGTGCCGCCCGTGACCGTGAACCCGGCCGCCGCCGCCGCGTCCGGGTCGCCGTTGAACACCACCGCCCCGTCGGCCACGACCGCCACGACCTCGCCCTCGAGATGGTCGAGCCCGCTGACGGTGGTGGTCGGCGTGCCGTGGTAACTGAGGCTGCTATCGACGCACACCGCCTCCTCGGCCCAGGCGTCGGGGTCGAGCGGGCGCGGGGCCAGCCGCTCGATGTAGCGCACGAGCGACCCGCCCACCGGGCGCGCCACGATCACGTAGACGCCGTCCTCGAGGTCCTCGGGCACCACGCAGACGTCGTCAAACGCCGCGCCCGCGCTGTCGTGGCGGTGCCAGCCCCAGAGGTCGTCCTCGGGAATGTAGGTGAGCCCGAGCAGCGTGTCGTCGCCGCGCGCGGCCCAGACGAGGGTGTCCGGCACCTGCGCGTAGTCGATGCGCGCGAGCCGGTGCCCATCCACCAGGTGCGACGCAAAGCGCGTCAGGTCGCGCCCGGCCAGCCCGTCCACCTGCTGCGCGAAGCGGATCTCGCGCAGCACCGACCCGCGCACCTGGATGTAGAGGATCGTGTTGCCCACCACCACCGGCTGTTTATCATGCACGCCGACGTAGGCGAACTGGTCGGCCGGCAGGTAGGTGGGGGTGAGCGGCTGCGCCCCGTCGCCGAGCATCCACTCGCCGCCGTCGGTCATCACGACCAGGCTCTTGAGCGCGACCAGGTGCCGCACCGGGTGGTGCGTGTTGCCGGCCAGCCGCAGCGTGAGCGCGTCGTCATCCTGCAGGGGCGAGCTGATGGTGAAGTTGCTCGGGAAGCCGATGCGGCTCGCCCAGATGCCGTCGGGCGCGTTGGTCGTGTAGGCGAACCAGCGCCGCTGCTGGTAGTAGGCGGCGTGCGCCGGATAGTCGTTCGGCGCGGTAAAGAGCGGCCGGGGGATCGGCGGGGTCACGCTGAAATCCGGCACGTAGCCGGTGTCGTGAAACGTGGTGGCGGTGGTCGTGCCGAGAAAGCCGTAGACGGCGTTGCCGTAGGGGTCGCCGTAGACGTAATACTCGGCGGCGCCGGTCACCGCCGTCCACGTCACGTCGTGCGGGGCGTCGGGCGTCGGCTCGGCCGCGCTCGGCACCGTCGCCACCGCGCTCGGGTGCGACTCCTCGAAGGTCTCCGTCGCCGCCGCCGTCACCTGATACGCAAAGGTGCGCGTGCCGGCCGCCCCCGCCGTCCCGCTCACCCCGGTCGGGGCGGCAATCGACGGCTCGGTGACGACCGGCCGGATCACCCACCGCGTGAGCGCCTGGAAGTGGAGTTCGTGCGGCGGCTCCTCGGGGTGGGTCATCGTGATGACGCGCCCTGACTGCACCCAGTTGAAGAGCCCGTGCGCGCCGAAGGGCGAGGGAATTTCGTAGAGGTCCCCGGTCAGGGCATACCACGTCGCGCCGGGCGGCGCGCTCGCCAGGCTCGCCCCGCGGGCGTAGTAGGTCACCCCGCCGCTGGTCACCAGGTCGCCCGCCACGTAACTCGTGCCGCTGTCCCACGCCGGCACGCCGCTGACGGTGACCGGTGCCCCGTCCTGAAAGAAGCGCAGGTAGCCCACGCCCGCCTCGATGAGCACGCTCTCGCCAATCTGCTCCGAGACGTAGCGCAGGAGCTGCACGGCGGGGTCGTTCGTCTTGCACGCGGCGACGAAGCGGAAGCCGGGCCGGCTCGCGACCCCGCCCGCGCGCAGCACGATCATGTTGCGGCAGACGCGCAGGCCGGTCGTGTAGGCGGCCAGATCCGCGCGCGCCGCGATCGCGGGCGCGAGCTCGCCCCCGCCGAAGCTGCGCTGGACGACGAGCTCAGCCACGATGCTGCCGGGTGCGGATCCAGTCGGGCAGGCCGTCGGGCGGCTGCTGCACCTCGCCCGTGTTCTTGGTCGCGGCCACGTGCAGCGCGTATTGATACTGCTGCCAGCAGTAGGTCGTCCGGTCGGGCAGCCGCGACAGGGACGGCGCCAGTTCATGCGCCAGGCGCCACGCCCACGCCGAGCGGAACAGCGCCTCGCTCTTCAGGGCCGGGCAGGTCAGGCGCCGCGTGTATTCGAGGACCGCGTCCGGTTCGTTCGCGTAGATCAGAAAGCCGGTCGCATCCTGGCCGACCCGGAAGTCCGGCGGCTGCGGGTCGAACGCCCGCCCGAGGCCGGTGGTCGCCAGGGGCCGCACGATCCGCCGCGCGTAGACGCAATCGACCGGCTGGCGATACGCATACTGCCAGTCGGGCGCGGCCGGCGTGGTGAGGGTGCCGGTGACGAGCGTCAGCGGGTCGGCATACCCGGTGGCAAACGCCCACGGAAATTCCCGCAGCGTCGCCAGCAGCGTCTCGTCGTAGGCCAGCCACACGGCGGCGGCCTCGGCCGTCTGGTCGGTCGCCAGGTCGGTGATGGCCTGGTTGATGCCGATCCGGGCCAGCGCCAGGTTGACCAGCGCGGTCGTCGGGGTCGGGCAACTGGCGAGATCATCAGTGAGGGTCGGCATGACCACCTCGGGGGGCGGCGTCATCATGGTGAAGAAGGCGCACGACGACCCCACCCCAAAGCGTTGCGGCGCGCAGCCCGCGTCGTGCGGCCCCCGAAAGGACTGGTCAAACAGCGCCGTCGTGAAGGCACTCACCATGACACCGGCGACAAAATCGACCAACTGGAATTGCGAGTCTCCCGCCTTCTGCCGCCAGACCCAGACCTGCTCGACACTGTCATCGGCGGTGTGCGAGAGATGATCGATGCGATAGGTCGTGCCGGGCAGCATATAGACATGCAGCACCGTGCCGTCGGGGGCATAGTGATAGAGCGTATCGACCGACGTGCGATACACGGTGACGATGGTCTCGTCCGCCAAGACCAGAATGTCCACCTGGTCCCACTCACTCCCCGGCGGGACGCTGATGTCGCCGAGGCCGACATCGGCGACCAGGTCGTGGCGATAGATCGCGCCGGTGTCGTTGTTCACGACATAGGCGCGGCCCCCGTCGCGGGAGACGCCGAAATTCTTGACGCCATCCCCCAGCCCCGGCGACATCGTCCAGGTGTCCACAATCGTCCCCGTCTCCGCAATTTTCACCAGCGTGGTCGGGCCGTGGTAGTCGCCGCTGACGACATAGAACGCCTGCATGTCGGTCCCGCACGAGTTGGGATAGTCCGGCAACGTGACGCGCTGGAGTAACGCCAAGCCGGGGGGCTTGTCATAGATAAACAGTTCGTAGGCGCCCGCGCCGTTCGCCGTTTGACTGGGGATGCCGATCATGCCGTTCTGCAACGTCACGCCCAGCTCGCTGTAAATCAGATTCGCCGTGGCCTGGCTCAGCGTCCCGTCGGGATGCCACCAGATGGAGGCATTGCCCGCCGGCAGGCTCGGGTCATAGATACTGGGGGAGGAATCATCGACGTTGATCAGGAGGTCCCCGACGGCTGCATTCTTCGGCCCGACGACCAGCGTCACCGTGGTGGTGACCCCGGCCCCCAGATACAGGCGGACATAGACCGCGCCCCCGATCTTGGTCGGTGCCTGGAGGGGGCGTTGCGACAGACTGCCGGTGGCGGAGCCGATCGTCTTGAACGGGGGGCCGGTGCCGACGGTCGTCTGGCTATAGACCAGTGAGTCATTCTGTCCACTGCCGCCGGGGGTGCCCCCATTGCAGGACAAGACACTGACGGTCTCATCCGCACTCGACGCATACCGGTACCAGCGATAGGTCAAGTCGGGATTGCTGGTCCCCGCCGCGGCGGCCGTCACCGGAAAGGACGCCGGGGCCGGGCCGATGTCGATGGCGCCGTCCACGTCATAGTTACTGACCAGATATTCCGTCGCGCCGAAGAGCAGGGTCGCCGACAAGTCACAGTAGGGCACCGCCTCCACATACGTGGCCGAGGGAGCCAGGTCCGGCAGCACGACCCAATCCGAGGCCCGCGCCCCGGCTTTGGACGACGCCCCGAACGACGTGCCCGCCGTCCGCAACGACACGCACCCCACTTCCACGACCAGGCGATAGGACCGGCCATCGCTCGGAATCGTGACCGGGGTCAGCGTGACGGGCGCTTTGAGGCTCCGCGAGCCCGGCGTGAGACTGCTCCCGGCCGTCGGCCATTCCGTGCCATTGGCACCTGCCGGCGTTTCGTCGTAACTGGACACCAGATAGCCGAGCACCGGCGGGATCCAGGGGCTCCCCGTCACATCGAGGACATACACGATGACGCGGGTATAGCACTCGGCCGTGGCCACACTTTGCCGGGCGTGGAAGACGGCATCGAACGTCCCGCTGATCGTCTGGGGCAATAAGCGGCGACTGATGCCGCGATAGAACAGGATGTGAACGGGGGGGCCACCAGACGCACTCGGGAAGATTTCGTCGCGGGCGATCGGATTGCCGCCTTTCACGGTATCCAGCATCTGGCCTGCCGACGTAAAGCCCCCGGCGTAATGCCAGCCCCCGCCCGGCCAGGACCCCGTGCTGCCCCACATGTTGTAATCGGGGATCTGGTAGTTCCAGTAGAGGCGCGTGGCCATTAGAGTCCGCGAATGCGCCTGACGCGATATAACTGCGTCAAGGCCACGAACAAGGGCTGGGCCACGGCATGGAAGTCCACCGGCTCGGGGGGGATCTCGTCATAAATCAGCAGCGCGAAGTCCCTGAACTTCGCCAGGACGTCCTCCCCCCCGGTCGGCCAGTTCGCCGGATCAAAGCGCGCCACAAAGTCGTCCTTGGTCACAATGGCCTCCACGCTTGGAGCATGCACGCGCGGTGACGTCGAGGCGGACTGGCGCCGCGGCTGCCAGGGACCACGGCGGGCGCCGCGCCCCCGCTCAGCCCTCCTCGTCCCCCAGCGGACTCGCCTCCCCCGTCGGCGGCGCCTCGAGCGCGGGCGGCGGGCGCACGGCCGTGCCCCGGCGCAGCGCCGCTTCCTGGGCGCGCGCCGTCAGCAGCCGGTCGTGGTCGTCGCGGATGGCGGCGTTGCCGAGCGTGATCCGCTCCGGCAGGTCCGGATCGACCGCCTGCATCCAGAGCGCGCTGAACTCGCGCGCATCCCCGAGCCAGAAGACATCGCCGGGCCGGCGCCGGATGTGCGCGTAGTAGCCAAGCTTGACCGCCTGCACCTTGACGCGCGCGCCCGGCGGCGGCGGGGCGGCGGCCGGCGGCGCGGGCAGCGCGGGCGTGCGGCTCGCGGCCGGCTTCGGGCGGCCGGGACGGTCGGGGGCGGCCGACGGGGCCGGGCCGCTCCCCGGTGGCCGCGGCGGCGTCAGGCTCATGGCGCCGCCTCGGTGATGGTAAACGTCAGCGCCGCGCTGGTCAGTCCGCCGAGGGCCTGCACGCTGACGCTGATCGGCCCGGCGGTGGTGGCGGTCGCCATGTTGACCGTGGTCCAGAGCTCGGTCGAGGAGACGCGCGTGGTCGGCTCCGGCGCCCCGTTCCAGAGAATCGTGCTGTCGGGCGCGAACCCGCGCCCGAGCACGCGCAAGGTCAGGGACGGCCCGCCCAGCACCGCCCCCGCCGGGTCCAGGCTCATCACGACCGGCGTCGGGTCGGCCAGCGACGCCATCCAGACGCGCGTGAAGTCGGCGTTGTCGATCGTGAACCAGTCATCCACCTGGCGATACCGGTCGCCGTAGTAGCCGGCCTTGACGGCGCGCACCGACTTGGGCGTATAGGCCGCCTGCACCACCGCGACCGGCGGCGGTTGCCGCCCGACCGGCGGCACGGCCGGCCCCGGCGTGAAGGGGACCGACCCGATCCGCAGCGGCTCCAGCGGCAGTTCTGCACTCATCGTCGTCCTCCTGGCTCAGATCGCATACGCGTTGGCGTAGGCGGTCCACTCCTCGAAGCCCCGCTGCGGCAGGATGGCGGCGCTCACGGTCACGGTGCCCGTGCCCGACTCGCTCATCCCCAGATACCGCTGCCGGCCCTGGCCGGGCGGAATCCCGATGAAGAACTTCGCCCCGGCCGTCATCTGCGCCGCGGTCAAGGCGACGGTGGCGAGCACGGTCGGGGACGAGAGGTCGCTGCTGGCGGAGTCGATCACGTTGAAGGTGAGCGGCCCGCCGGTGGCGGCCACCTCGACGAAGATCCCCAGCCCCACCGCCTCGCCCGTGCCGACCCGCCGCTTGACGTCGGGGTTGCCGAGGTCGATCACATTGGTGCTGTTGGTGGCGGCGGTAATCGCCTGACTGTCCGACAGCAGGAGTAACGCATCGATATACATCACACCCTCCTTAGGTCACCCGCGCTTCGGTGTTGAGGATCGCGTCCACCTTGCGCACGGGCACGCCGCCGAAGGTGAGCACGGGCTTGCCGGCGAAGTTTTCAAAGGTGAGCCCGCCGCCGGCCGTCACGTCCGTGCGCGCGATCTTGCGCAGGATGCGCGAGACGCGCCGGTTGACGTAAAAGACGCGCTTGCCGAGGCGGTTCGGGATGATCTCGTCGGCCTGTTCCATGAAGTCCACCAGGTCCGGCGGGGTCGCCCCGACCAGGTCACTTGCGTCGATATTGGCGATGCGCACGACGTAGCGCCAGTCCTTGACGCAGAGCCCGGCCTTCCACTGGTAGCGTTCGCGGAAGGCGAGCATGCGGCTGCCGGCCACCCCCGCGGTCACCTCCACCGTCTCCTGCCCGAGGTCCTGGTGGTAGAGGCCCGCCTTGGACCCGGCCGGGAAGACCCCGTAGACGGTCTCGTCGCCCCAGGCCACCAGCCAGATGGAGGTGTTGTCACTCTGGCTGCCGCCGGCATCGATGATGTTCTCGGCGTTGCCGGCACTGAGGCTGCTGTAACGCGGTGCCAGCCCCGTGAACTCCTCCGGCGCCAGCCCCGCGTTGCCGTAGATGATCGTCTGGGCGAGTTCCTGGTTCATCGCCTCAAGAAAGGCCGTCGCCTCGGACATGCGGAACCCGTTGAGGTCGTTGCCGAGCGTGGCGAGGTCGGCGTCCACCTCGCTCCACGCCTCGAGCATGCCGCACATCTCATCGACCTGCGCGGTGGTCGATTTGCTGGTCGGCACGCCCTGGTTGATCATGCGCCAGTAGACGGTCGGCAGGCCGGTGCGCACGGTCGTGCGCTCCCCGGTCGGGAGATTCCCCTCGCGCCAGACGGCGTCCTCGAGGATCTCGTTGGTCTGTGACAGCAGCTCGACAATGACCATCACCTTCCCCATCGGGTCGGTGCGCTTGGCCCAGTCAAGCATCGTCACGTTGCCAGTACTCAGCGTTGCCATGTCAGCCTCCTACGGGCGCCCAGGCCCGAGCCCCCGCTGGCGCACGGCCTCGGCCGCCTGCACCGACGAGGGATGGTCGTAGAGGGTGGCGCCCCGGTCCCGTTCCCCGCCGCCGCCGGCCCGCCCGAGGACCCCGCGGTCCTCGCCCAGCAGGCGCCCGAGGTCGGCGAGAAACGCGACCACTTCCAGATGCACACTGCCTCCGCTCTCGTTGAGGAAGGTCAGGAACCGGTCGCGGCGCGGATGCGAGGCGGGGCGCACCGTGTCAATGGCGAGGGTGGCGAGCCGCTGGGTGTCCCCCAGGTGCGTGCCGCCGTAGTCGGCGTCGGCCCGCGTGGTCGCTTCCCAGCCGCTGATGACCTCGGTGCGCCGCGCGCGCGCCCGGCCGACCTGCGCGTCGAGCTCGGTCTGGAGCTCGGCGTTGGTCCAGGCGTTGGTGCGCGCGACCTCCTTGAGATAGGCGAGGTCCTGCTCACTCACGAGCCGCGTGGCGTCGGCCGGGACCGTGACGGTGTAGACCGCGGGCGCCGCCGGGGCGGGCAGGGCCGCCGCGGAGGGAGCGCCCGACGGCACCGGGGGTGCCGCCGCGCCGGGGGCGACCGTCGGGGCCTCCGCACCCGGCGCGGTCGCAGCGCCAGGGGGCGGGGCCGCCGGGGCCGGCGTCGGCACCAGCGGCGGGGCGGTCTCAGCCATGCGTCTCCATCTCCTCGGCCGTCAAGGCCGCCACCGGCGGCCCCTGCACGGCCTGGCTGGCCCGGTCCTCGTGCGCCTGCCGCGCGCGGGCCTCGCGCTCCATCAGCAGGTAGCGTTCGTCATCGGCGGCCACGGTCGCCGCCAGCAGCTCCAGCCCGAACGCGCGCCGCCCTTCCCGCCGGTAGACCTCGTGCGGGTCGGGATGGAGCGAGGTCTCGTAGAGCCCGGCCCGCTCGAGCAGTTCCCAGATCACGAACCGCCCGTCGCGCCCCTTGAGCACGACCGCCAGCGCCGCCTGGAACGACGCCGTCCGCTGCGCCTCGACGCGCCGGCCGCGCTTGACCTGGTGCGGGTCGGCGGCGTTGCCGACCAGCGCCGGCCGGTCGGGTCTCATCGGCGCTTCCGTTTCGCGGCGGCGCGCTTGGCCACCGCCGTGCCCACCGCATAGGGGTTGCGCGCCCCGCCGCGCTTGGCGATTTTGCGCGCGAGGCGATGCGCCTTCTTGATCGTCGCCTTGGCGAGCTTGGCCATCACGCCTCCGGCGGCGCCTCGGGCGGCACCAGCGCCTCGAGCTTCGCCGTCAGCTCCGCGACCCAGTCCGCCCCGACCAGGCCGGGGCGCTTGGCGGCCAGCAGCACCGGCTCCAGCCCGAGCGTGCGCAGCCGCCCCGCCACCAGCCCCGGCACGCGCCCGGCCCCGACCGTGTTGGCCCAGGTGAGCTGCGCGTTCAGGGCCGGGAGCGTGTGCAGGACCTCATCGCTCTGCTCCTGGTAGGTGTGATAGGCATCGGCCAGCGCGCTGACCGCCGCCTCGAGCGCCTCGAGGCTGGCGGTCAGGTCCGCCGCGGTCGGCATGGTGGGGGTGGGGGTCGGCGGCATAGCGGTCTCCTCCTCTCAGCCCAGCGTGGGCGCGACGTTCCCGACGACCCGGTCGAGCGCCGAATCCGGCGCGACCGGCGTACTGCCGGCATCCCTGGCGGCCCTGGCCATCATCTGCATCTGCTGCGCCTCGGCCACGGCGCGCTGCTGCGCGGCGTCCTGCTCGGCCAGCGCCGCCGCCTCCTCATCGCTCCGCACGATCTGCGGGTCGATGCCGAGCATCGCCGCGTAGCGGTCCACCACGCGGTTGACGTTGACCTTGTGGCGCACCTCCGGGTAGACCTGCACGAGCGGGGCGACCGAGGCGAGGAAGCGGTCCTGCCCCACCACGCCCACCAGTTGCTGCGCCTGCGCCATGATGGAGATGTATTCCACCTTGAGGGAGACCCCGTGCAGGTCCTCGGGCGGCTCCGGCAGCAGCCCGGCGCGCTCCATCAGCAGGTAGGTGCGGTCGATCAGCGGGTCGAGCAGTTCGTCGTTGGTCCGCTCGAGCACCGGCCCGAGCGCGAGCAGTTTCTCCTCGTGGCGCTCCTCGATCTCGCGCGCCGTGGGGCGGTCGGCCCCGAGCTGTTCGTCGCTCCGGGCGAGCATCAAAAAGAGATCCTCGTAAAAGGCGCGCTGGATGCGGTACTGCGTCTCGGCCATGTCGCGCACCAGGTGCTCGAGGTTGAGCGCGACGTCGTGGACCGAGCGCAGCCCGTATTGCGGGTCGCGCACGTAGGTGATGTCGCCGGGCAGGAGCGAGGTCTTCTGCGTGCGCAGTTCCGACGAGCCCACCAGCGGCGGGTCGATCATCTTCTGGATGGCCTGCGCCTTGCGCCGCTGCATCACCTGCAGTTGCCGCACGTCGCCCAGCGCCGTCATGCCGGGGCAGTCGGTGCCGTAGCTGTCCTCGCCGGTCACGTCCCAGCGCGGCGCCAGGATCGGGAAGCTGGCGAACCCGCTCGCGCGCAGGACCCCGTCGTGGCTCCCCTCGCCGCCGACCTCGAAGTGATACGACACCCACGGCATCGCGGCCGGCCCGACGCCGCGCGTCGGCGCGCGGTTGGGCACGACGACCCAGCAGAGCGGCACGGCCTGGTGATACTGGCCGCGCTCCCAGGCATGGCGCAGGTGGCTCGAGGCGCGCGCCCAGTCGATGTCGCGGGCGCCGGGCTGCACGAGGAAGGTCTCGACCACCTGCTCGACGGTGAGCTCGTATTCGCGCACGAACGTGTTGGCCAGGCCCCGGCTGTCGAGCGCGAGCGCGTAGCTGCCGATGGGGTAGGCGTAGCAGCGCAGCAGGTCCTGGCTGTCCTCGAGCACGCTCATGGCGCCGGTGCCAAACACCCCCATGTCGCCGTAGATGACCGGCAGCACGTTGTAGAGATTGGAATCGGCAAAGACCACCTGCATGCGGCGCGTCACTTCCACCAGCCACCCCTCGACCGGCTTGAAGGCGGCCAGTTCCGGGTCCGGGGTGGTGAGCTTGAACCAGGGGCGGGCCGGCGAGGTCAGCCCGGCATGCAGCCCGCTCTGGAGCGTCCGCACGGCAAAGCGCCCCGTGGAGTCGATGATCTGCTGGTTGCGCTTGTCGCCCCGGTTGCGGTCGCCGGGCCAGAAGCGCGTGCGGCGCGGCAGCAGGAAGTCGCCGAGGTCGCGCCAGTGCGCGTCGAAGGAACTGCGCTCGGTCCAGAGCGCGGCCTTGAGCTGCAGATACCGCTGCCGGGGCCGGAGCGCAGGGTCGGACGGGGCGGCGGCGGCAAGGGCGGGCATGGGGCTAGTAGAGCCGCGGCAGCTGCAGGACCGGGCGGATGCCGGCCTGGGCCGCACTCGGCGCCGGGAGCGGCGAGCGCCGCAGGCTCCCGGCCTCGGCGACCCGGCGCCGCCGCCGGCTGGCGCGTTCCGCCTCCGCGTAGGCGGCACTCTGCGCCTGGGTCGTGTCGGGGGCCGGCGGCACGCGCGGCGCCCCGCCCACCGTGAGCCCGCGCAGAATGTCGGACACGCGCTGCCGGTTCTCGGGCGAGGCGGCCCGCGTCTGCTCCAGAATCCGCCGCCGCCGCGCCTCGATCGCCGACCGGGGCGGCGCCCCCGCGCGCGGCCGGTCAGGGGACTCGACCGGCGTGCCGTCCGGTCCCGTGGGCGGGGCCAGCGCCTGCGGCGACCCCGGCAGCGGCGCGGTCCCCGGCAGGGGCGGTGTCGTGGCCCCCGTCATCGGCATCGGCGCCGCGCTGAAGGCCGCGACCGGGGCCGGCGCCTGCGCCTGCGTCGGGGCCGGGGTGAGCACGCGCCCGTCCGGGGACCGTCGGCCCGTGCGCGGCATCGCCAGCGACGTCGTGAACGCCATCGGGCGTTACTCTAAAACAAGCGGCGGGTCAAGTCTATTTCCGGTACCGCAATGGCACCAGGTCGCGCCGGAGCCGTTCCGGCACCGAGCAGCCGGCGACCTGGGCACGCCGCGCGAGGTCGAGATACACGCGCGCGGGAAGCCGCAGATGCACCGACACGCTCGGGTCACGCCCGTCCAGCGAGGGACGACCGGGCCGCCGCCGGGCGCCGTCCCGCATCACGCGCCCCCCGGCGGGAGCCGCTTGACGCTGCGCGTCTCGATGGCCGTGTAGCCGAGCCGCCCGTAGCGGCTCACGGTCTCCCGCGGCAGCGGCTCGACCAGCACCAGCCAGACGATGCCCTGCGCCACCGCCCACGCCTCGGCCGCCTTCAGCAGGCGCAGCCCGACCTGCGCGTAGCGGGCCGTGGGCGCCGCCCACCAGACGAGCTCCTCCGCCGTCGGCTCCCCTGTCAGGGGATGCGGCCCGACGACCAGCGCCAGCATCCCGACCAGGGCGCCCGCGTCCTCGGCCACCAGCGCCAGCCCGCCGAGTGCCTCGATGAGCGCGAGGGCATGCCCGACGGAGGCCGCGTCGGCGGTGAGGAGCGTGCCGTAGCGCGTGGCGGCGAGGAACTCCCCCGCCATCGCCACCAGCGCCGGCTGGTCCGCGCGCGTCGCGGCGCGAATGATCATCACCGCCCCTCCGCGACGAGCCACTTTTCCAGCAAGTGCAGGTGCTGATCTTTTGAGTAACCGACATGCACCCAGCCGGCACACTTAAAACAGTAGCCGGGATTAGGGCTAGCCACTTTCCGCGCATCAATGTAGGTGTAGCCGCGGTTCGGTCCCCACTTCGCGACCGCATACCGTTCGGCTTCGAGAATGATCGCCGAGCTCAGACGCGAGGACTCATTCCGAAAGAGCGTGTTGTTGTAGCCCACCTGGCCATCGCGGCGGTAGGTCGCCTCCGGAAACAACCACACGAACACCACCAAACCGGCCGTATCGCGCAGCACCAGTTTGCGCCCGCTGGGGGCAAACTGCGGATGTCCGCGCCGGCCGCGCGAATAATGGCGATCCGCCAGTCGCGCACAGTCGGGATCGGCCGCCCACGTCGCAATCAGATCCTCCGTCAGCGGCAGCAGCATCACAGCACCTCCGCCGACCGGCCCCGGTCGGGCAGCTCGCGCCGCGGCGCCGGCTCGAGCGCGAAGGGATCGCCGTCATAGCGCACCGAGGCCGCCGTGCGCAGCCGACTGAGGACCTGCGCCGGCTGGTCCGGCAGGGCAAAGGTCTGCGCCAGGGCGTCGGCCAGGTCCGGCGAGGCGCCCAGCCGCGCCTTGATCTGGTCCTTGTCCTCGAGCACGAACTTGCCGCCGAGGAAGGTATAGGTCGGCACCGTCAGCTCGCGCACCAGGTCCGGCAGGGGCGGCAGCGCGCCCCCGGCCTGCACCCAGCCGGCCATCGCCAGCCACATCTCCGCGCGCCGGTTCTTGTAGCGGGGATCGATCGCCGGGTCACTCGCGATGATCGGCACGACGGGATAACCGGCGGTGAAGAGCCCATCGACCACGCCGTGCCCCCAGTGCCCGGTGTCGTCAATCAGCACGAGCTCGGCGCCCCACTGCACCAGGCCCCGCGCCACGCGCGCCGCAATGGTGGTGGTGCGCTGCCCGCGCAGCACCACCGGGCGGAAGGCGGCCAGCCCCTGGCGCGGGAAGAGCACCGTGCGGTCGTCCCCGAAGCGGGCGACGTCCACCCCGATCCGCTTCTGCGCCCAGTCGTAGGCATCGACCGGCAGGTGCCGGCGCATGGCGGCCTCGACCTCGTCCACCCCGAGCAGGGCGTTGATCGAGGTCGGCGGGAACTCGCCGAGCACGTTGACCTTCACCCACGGGTTGTCGCGCCCATACTGCGCGATCTGCTCGCGCGCCCACTGCAGACTGATGCGCGGCGAGCGGCGCGGGTCGTCGGGGTCGCCGGTGATCGTGATCACCTCCCAGAGGTGCCGGTCCTGCGTGCAGGCGCGGTGCAGCGGGCCGGTGGTGTGCGTGGGGTTGCCGCTCTGCAGGAGTTTCCCCTCGCTGCCTTCGGTCGCCAGGATGCCCTCGGCCGTGACCATGACCGCCTGCGGCATGCCGCCCGATTCGTCGAGCACGAACATGACGTGGTCGGCGTGCAGGCCGGCCAGCGCGTTGGCCTGGGCCTCGGGGTCGGCATGCTTGGGAAAGGCGCGCGCCACGGCGAACCAGGTCTCCGGCGCCTCGCGGCACTCGAGGCGCGTCTTGGTCCAGACAAACGCCTGGCTGAAAAACGCCGAGCGCGCCATCCACTTGGCCAGCTCGGGCCAGAGGTTGGTCGAGAGGTTGTCGGCCGTGATCGCCGCGCAGCCGACGCGCGAGTAGGGGCGCGTGGCGAGGAAGTTGAGGATGCACCAAGCGAGTAGCGCCGTCTTGCCCGGCCCCTTGCACGCCTTGAGCGCGAGCCGGCGCACGGCGTCGCGCGCGAAGGCGGCGAGCGCGTCGGCCTGCCACAGGTCGGGCTCGACGCCGAACTCCTCGCGCACCATCGATGCGGGGTCGGTCTTCCAGCGGTGCAGACAATCGGGGGCGAGCGACTCTGTGGTCATCCTTGTCGATGTTTCAATTCCGCCGCTGCCAACAACTCTGCCAGTGAGAGCGCCCCGCTGACCTCCACCTCCTGCCGCGGCACGCCCATCAGGCGGTTGTTGATTTCCTTGACCAGCACCGGGTCCGGCGCCCGCGCCTCGATGCGCCAGTAGCGCACGCCGCGGTCCTGCGGCACGGCCAGCAGGCGCGCGATCGCCTCCGGGTCGGTGACGCGCGCGTAGCCGGTCTCGGTTTTCACGACCAGCACGTAGGCCCCGAGCGCGCGCTCAAGCTGCCCCTGCCAGAGCGCCGCGTGGCTCTTCAGCATGAAGGCGCGGAACTCCTCCTCGACCACCTGCCGGCTTTTGGTGTGCGGGTCACGCGAGCCTTTCGGGCGGCCCGCGCCGGGCCGTTTGCCGCCTTTCGCCATCGATGTCAGGGTGCCAGTGCCATTGATTTGCCATTCAAAGAATCAACGGCCGTCGGCCTCTGCCGCCAGGATCCGTCGGCCCAGCCATTCCGCGATCTGCGGCACCAGGGCGTTCCCCAGCCCCCGCAGGCGGTCCACCCGGTGCGGCACGCCGGTGGCCACGCGGGGCACGCCGGGCCATTCCCCTGCGGCCCAGACATTCAGAGGACCGTCCAGTCCTGGGGGTAGCCCATCAGCCATTCCACGAACGTCGGGTTCAGGCTCCCAGTCGCGGGGGCCTCCTGGCGTGAAGAGACGTGGACCGTCCGGCCCAGCAGCCCGTTCACCGGCACGTTCGCACACGCCTCCGCACTGCCGTCCTTCCAGTCCCGGCCCGTGGGCATCGGCCACCGTCGTCCCATGCCGGCATCGCCCCGCACCGCATCGGTCAGCGACACTCCAAAGTGTGCCTGGCTCGTCGGCGTATTGCGTGAGCCGCTGCTCTTCGCATCGCCCGCGCAGGGCGTCGGCCACAGCGTCCGGGTCGATGTATCCATCGGGGTACTCGCGGCCGGATCGCACCAGCCAGCAGTCATGGGCATCGCAGTCGTTGGGGTTGTGACAGACGGCGTAGCGCTCGCAGAAGGCGGCGACCCGTCGCGGGGCGTCGGCCAATAACGGGCGTGTTTCGGATCGTCCCGATACAAGCCCCGCACCCGAATGTCGAGGGGCGTCAGGCCCGGTGCATGACTCTCGTCGAAGCTGTAGGCGCGCGGGGTAGGCCACAAGCCAGACCCGGTCACGTCGATGCGGCGCTCCAAATTCCGCAGCAGATAGCACGTTCCACTCTGCGTCATACCCGCACGCGGCCAGGTCTCGCAGTATTCCTCCAAAGACCCGTCCAGCGTCACTTGAGAGTAGCCCGCTGACGTTTTCCGCCAGCACCCACCGGGGTCCAAGCTCGCGAACGAGTCGTGCGAACTGGGGCCAGAGGTCACGCGGGTCGGCGGCACCCAGCCGTCGGCCAGCGAGGGAGTGCGGCTGGCAGGGAAAGCCGCCGCACACAACGTCAACTGGCGCGAGGCAGGCGTCACACCGCTCCACGTACGCACGGCTTCTTGGAGATTCCAGCCGGCCTGCTTCGCCTTCGCCGGTGTGGATCGCCCTGTTCGGTTGCTGCCCTGTTCG